GCCGGAATGAGAGCAAGCAATGGAAGAGACGCAGCTCGTCAGTGGGAACACTCTGTTTCCTCACACGAGCCGTAATCAATGGACGAAATGTCCGCTGATATCTCTTGAAATGCTTAGTTCTCCCTTGAAACAGCTGGTACGGGAACGTATAATACGAATCCGGGCCAACATCAAGGTAGGGTCGCAACTTCGGGGGCAAATTCTCATAAACCCAGGTAAAAAGGATTTGTGACGCATGCAGAAGGGAAAAATTACTTTCCCCCTCGCGCGTCCAACGAACGCTAAGTTCGCATGCCTTATCCAGGGTGGCGAGAATGCCCTCGGTAGTTCGATCCAAACCAGTAAAGGTGACTGGGGTAACGTCGATACCGTCATATGCCTCCATACCACACGACTCCCGGAAGGGATGTGTGCCGTAGAAGGATTTGGACGTATTAACTTTTAGCCCCAGCCGAGTGAGCGAGTCCATAACGCGGTCAAGTATACTGGCATGACAAATTATATCATCGCCAAACACCGACCAAGTTGAAAACTCGCGAGGCTCATACCGGGCGGCCTCTTCACAACACGCAGCGAAGACTAAACTCTGGATGGGGAAGCACAAGGCTGACCCCATCGCAGCGAACTTCGCCAGAGGTAAGCAGCTGCCGTCAGGCAGTTCTACTTCTCTTGACCTTGTCGCCCACAGGTGGCGCAACAAGGGCGTTTGTCTGAAGAGGCTTCGAACAACGGTCCAGGACAGACGATCGCTCGCTGACGACAGGTCAATAGTGGCACAAGTAAACTTGTCCCATGGCCCGTTCCAGCGATAAGCCGATGCACTAGCCAGAAGGGCTAGCTGTCCGTTTCGTGTCTGGTCCCGAAGAGGGATTCTCCTACCCAGGTATGGGTGGCGACAGATGTAATCATACAGGCGTCTTTGTACGCCCTTTTGATAATACATCAAAGTCGCAGGTTCCGCACAGATCGTGCGGTCCTTGAGAATGGTCTTGGGAACTACGATAAGACGTGCCGTACGACGGAAACGCTGTCCGGGAACGAATGATTCGTCACCGTATACGTATTCTGTCATAGAGTCACACCCTACCGCCAGATACTTGTCAGCGACGCTCAAGGAGCCTTCGCTAACCGATCCAGGACCGTGCCCGAACGGGAGATCATCAAGGCAGATTCCGGAGACCCAGTCAGTCACGATTGCTCGCAGCCGACTAAGTAACTCCTCATCCACAACTTGTGATCGGACTTCGTCCTCTACTTGCAGAAAGGCTGAGATAGCCTCATCCGCGCGTGCAACGTTAGTTGTACGCAGCTTCATTGGGAAGCGTAGTAGTTGACGGGTCCCCTTCACATCGCCAGTTTCGTGGTTCCCACGAAGCTGGAAGGCCGGATGCGCAGTACCACGGGAATGGATAAACCACTCCCAGGCCTGATCGCATGCCATGGCCATATCCTGCATAGGCATACCCGCGAGGGAGTGCCATATGCGTGGATCAACGGAAGGACCCACTAGAGCCCAGACGTAACCCAGAATCGGGTTACCAAGGAGAGCGTTCCTCTTAAAGGAACTAGGAACACCTAAGGTGTTCTTCTGCATAGGTTACCTTCTTTCGATGGTTAGAGAATATCCGTTTTGAGGCGGATAAGTTCAGCCATCTTCGCACTGTTATCGGCAACGTAGCCGAGAAGACGTGCGAGAAGACCAGTAACGTTGGCGAGAGTGACATTCGCATCATGCGGAACACGGATGACTATGTGTGCCTTTGCAGGAAACACATACCCATTAGGGTTGTCAGCCGTGGTGTCCCATACTTCCGAAACTTCGGCAAGTATACTCACGTCATTGGCGTTGGGATCTCTTGTGCCTGTCGGTGGAACATAAGCTTTAACCAGCTTGCTGGCGAAGCGAATATTCTGATCGCGGGCAATGGGAGTATCAGTACGCACATATGCAGTCTCTCCAGGTGATGTCGACACGGCCACTACATTAGCGGCGGATACAACATCTGTCGCGG